TGATTAACATAAGAATATTCTCTTAAAGGTTTTGTACTTTTAGATTTATTCTTATTTATATATTGTTTAGCTTTTGTTTCTTCTGATTCAATACCAATTGCTGTAATTTTATTATTAACTTTTGGTGCAGAAGAACTAGACTTCGAAGAATTGTTATTAGAAGAATTGTTATTAGAAGAATTGTTATCTTCCAACTTTACAGGATTGGTATTACCATTAGCACTACCATCATTATTAACTCCACCTTTGCCATTGTTGTTTGCGTTAGGGTTTTGAATATTATAACCACTATTCTTGGCAATGGTTGCAAGATAAGAACCGTTCGTACTATCTCCAATACCCAAACCCTCAGCAAGAAGTTCATCAAACTTTTTAAGGAATTTTTCTTGCCATTCCTGATATTCTTTCTGAAGTTTGTCGAGCATCTTAGAAACGTCAGAAATATAACGGTCATATTCTGAGTCTTTCAAATCGTCAACAGCGTCATTCAAAGAAACTTGAAGTTTCTGCTTCTGTGCCATCGCCTCCTTAGATGTATCACCGTTCATTGCAGCAAGCTGTTTTCTAAGAGTGTCGATGTTCTTAGTCTTTTCTTTTATTTGCTTTTGATAATCGTAAATATCTTTTTCAGTTTCGAGCTGTTCTTTCTTTTTATCAATAAGCTTTTGTAACACAGCCATTTGTGCTTGGTAAGACTTGGTAACTTCATCAACAATCTTTTTCTCAATACTATATTTACTAGCTATATTTTCCTGTTGAGTCTTAATAATATTGTTAATTGCATTATTAAGGGCTTCTAAAGAACTATATTCATAACCCACACCATATTCTTTGGCAGCCTTCATATTTTCAAGACGTTGACGTTCAGCAGTGGCAATATTTACTTTCTCATCAGAAGCATAGTAGTCAGCAGTATAAGAATGTAATCTTGCATTTCCTGCGTCAGTACGAACACCAGTATCAGAATCAACACTGTCCTCATGTTCGATTAAACCAAGTAAGAAGTCCTGTTCGTCAATGATACGTTGATAACCTTCAAGTTTCTTCTCAAAGATTTTTTTATTGCCCTCAGCAATAGCATCATTTAACTCATATTGAGTTTTGGTACATTCAGCTATAGAATCATTAACTTTGTTAATCTCATCATTTGCGGTATACCATTCAGCACTATATTTCTTAATACCCTTTAAACTTTCTGTAAGTCTATTCTTTTCTTCAATAAGAAGAGCTTTCTTTTGGTCTGTCTGTTTTTTCTTTTCTCTATAGAAAGAATTATCAACAGTAGCACCAGAAGCCTCAATGTTATCAATCTGGTTGTCAAGATTTTGAATACGTGTGTCAATGACAGTGAGTTTATTTTCGTATTCATCTTTAACATTGTCGAATTTAGTCTTTGGAGCTTCAATATCCTTATAGTAGTTATATTCTTGCTCAGAAACATCTTTTTCCTGTTGAGCTTTTGTCTTTGCGTTTAGAGCAGCATTATACTTAACAGCAGCTTTGTAAGCTTTTGAACCTTCTTTGAACTTAGCTAAATCAACTTCTTTACCATTCTTAACAGCTTTAGTGATAGATTTTTTCTGTCTCTTGCCAACAGATTTCTTTAATGTTTTTCCAGCACTTTTAAGATTTTTCTGAGCTTTGTTATTGGCTGATTTGTTAGCATCATAAGTTTTCTTTTTCTGCTTAACTTCGTCATCAATAATCTTGTTTTTAGCAGTAGCAGTAATAGCATTATCTAACTTCTTTTCAAGGAGGTCAATTGCATCACTGAACTTTTCGATTTTGCCCGCAGCTTTGTCGAGTGGAAGATTATATAATTCCTGAGCCTTTTCAACAAAAGAATCTAATGCACTAGTGGCTTTTTCGTAGTAATCCTGATATTTCTGAATCTTATCAGCAGTCTTACTACCGTATTCCTTGATTAAGTCAGAAGTCTTGCCTGAGATTTTACCATTACGAACCTTTGCCTTAAGACTTTTATTAAGTTTAACACCGTTAGCCTTTTTCATATACTTAGTATAAGCAGAGCCTTCTGTGTTAACTAATTTCTTAGCATAGCTTGTGGCTTTTTTATAGTATTTGTCTATGAATTTGAGAGAAGAATTTTCAATGATGGTTTTCCAACGATCAAATCTCGTTTGAAGGTTAGTAATCCTACGTTCAATCCAGTCAAATTGGGTTTTTGAATCGGAAGAAGAGTTCTTTCCGCCGCCACCTTTACCACCTCCACCAGTAGGTGCAGTACTAACATTAGGCATTTCAATTTTTACTTTAACAGTAGAATTTCCTCCACCTAGTTTTTTAAGTAAATCATTATATGCTTCATTTGTTGCTTGTTTTTTTGTTTTTGTGGTAGTCTTTTTATTATTAGGATCAAAAGGATTAGTTACAATTCCACCAGTAGTTAATGAATTTCCAACCGTATTATTAAGATATTCAAGAGAGTTTCCAGAACTAATATCAGGTGCGACTAATTTTAAATCTTGTAAGCCTTTTATTGTTCCGGTAGCAATTCCAGCAGCTTCAGCTATCTTTATTAACTGATTGTAAGTTTCAGTAGCATCTAAATCTTCCCAATTGGTATTTATAAGAGATAATCTTAACAAAGCATTTTTTGCTTCTTCTGAACCAGTTGCTTCTAAGTATAATTGAATAAGTGCATCTGCCGTTTTGTCTTTTAATTCAGAAGTAGAGGTAATAGTTTCTCTCTGCTGTTCAGATAGAGCTGCATAGCCTGCGGCAGCATCATCTAATTGTCGGGAAATTTCCGAATCTACAACTTCCTCAGCATTTTTAACACCCATATCCTTTAGCTGACTAATATATAATTGTCTTACTGACTCATCATATTTTCCAGTTTTATCAACCAAATTTGATAAAAAGTTATTGGAATTTAAATATGCTTGAGCAAGTTGGTTTTGAGCTGAACTTAAATCTTTTAAGTTTCTTTTTGAAGAACCAGCGATTTTTTTATAATTTGTCCAAGCCTTACCTAAGTTACCAAATTCGTCTTCAAGCTTACCAAGAGTATCTGAACCTACTACATTATTTTTGCTTTCTTTCTTTTCAGTATAAGCATCTCGAAGAGAAGTAATACCTGTTTTCAAAGAAGAAAGTTGTTTAACCGCATCAACAGTAGCATTAATTTTCTTAACAGCTTCTTCAACACCAATATTCATTGAGTCGAAATACTTCTTGGCGTTACCACCATCAGCTTTTGCGAATGTTTCATCAGTAAGCTTGCCTGCTTCGGCAAGTTCAAGAACTTCTTTTTTAGTATTTTTATAATCTTCATTATTATCCAAACCAGCCCAAGCTTTCTTGAATGAAACCGGTGTTTCTTCGGATGCGTCAGTTCCCAAATATTTCTTCTTCGCTTCGGTAGCAGTATCACAACTTGCAGCAACCTCATTCCACTTATCAATTTCTTCTTGTGTGTTAATAGAATTTTCTTCAAAGAATGGAGTAAGGTCTTCACTGTATTTTTCTTTTGCAGACGAGATGGCATCATCGTAAGATTTCTGTAAATCATCTACTGTTTTCTGAACGCCTTTTGGATCATCCTCTGTTCCAAAATTAAATGGGATAGTAATACCATTCTCGTCACAATATTTCTGGATTTCAGAGATTGCATTTTCAACTCTGGTTGTATAATCTTTGATTGATTCATCTTCGCCTTGTGGATTAAAAATATCAATCATTGATTGTTTTGTAGATTTATTTTGAAACAAATCAACAGCATTACTCTCAAATGATTGTAAAGCAGTTTGCGATAGTAAGTTATTTTGTTTAATAAATTCATCATCTATTGAAGCAAAGAATGAATCAAGTGCTGACAATGCTTCTTTATCATCTATATTCCAATAATCTCCATCGGCATACAACATCTGTTGCAATGACATTTTTATATTGCTAACTCTTGTAGTCATTTCGCCTTCAAGAGAAGTAAGTCTAGTAGTCAAAACATCATGTACGGCATTATAATCATCTTCTGTAATATTTGCTAACTCATAACCATTTTCTTTTAACAAGGCATAAAGGTATGTAGCCTCAGTAGTACCTTTTTGAAGATTTTGTAAATCTTTAAGACTCATTTCTGAAACGTCAGATAACCATTCGTGAACCTTATCATAACCATAATAATCTTCATAATCAGTTGATTTATTATTCCAAAGACCACCTGCACTTGGAGCAAATAATCCATTTTCACCATTAGTAAAGATATCATAATCATCAAAGAAACTTTGAATAGTGTTCCCATCATCATCACCATTAGTTATAAATGATGCCGCTTTTGCTTTGATATTTTCCTTGTAAGACTCTGTTAGACTATCAACATTATCCTTTAAAGTGATAATTGCATTCCCTTCGTTTGTATATCCAGTAACCAGTTCTGGCATAATCGTTTTTACTTGATTGCAAATATCAAGATATTCTGAATATTCGTCTTTTGTAAGGTCTATATTTTCGCCTGTTTTTGTAACATGTTCACTTAACTCTGAAAATCTGTCTGACACAGAAGAAATTGTCTGTTGTCCAGACTGAACTTCATCGAAGAATGACTGCATATTTCCTCTAAGAGCTTCTGCTTTTTCTTCTGCCTCATCAGCAGTTAAAATAAGATTATCTATTCCTTTTATTAAAAGTTGAATACCTTCAATAACTGCAAAAAAGATAAGGGAATTTAATGCGGCTTTAAAAATGCTAAGACCAGTAGCAGCAACTTTAGAAACAATAGAAGTTTCAGACATTGAAGCTTGAATTGTTCTCTGATTTGTAGCAAATGTTTGTGCCGAACCAGTTCCTTCTTTAATATTTACAGCATATTTTTGTGCTTCAACACTTGCACCTTTCATTGTGTTGTTGAAAGTTTCCGTTGATACAGAGCCTTTTTGACATTCTGCCTCGTAGTTTCTTAAACACTGTATATCTATTTCTAACTGTTTAGTAGCTTCTTCCTGTGCAATTTTTCTCGCTGTAAATTTTGATACAATTCTCTGTCCAGATAATGAATCATTGTCGTCTATTGTCTTGAATATCATACTATGTTAAGGTATAATATTTTTCATAATGTTTGAGGTTATGAAAAAGATTTTGTATAGGAGAGAAGTGTATGAATTTTATAAAGAAAAACTTTTCAGTTGTTATGAATTTAATATCAGTGCTATTTGTTATTATTTCTATTGGAAGTATTACAAGTTACGGTTTAAGTGAAGGTAGGAATACTTTTTATAAAACAATATCCTTTAGTTCAAAACCTTTTAATCTTACTAATGGAGATAAAGTGAGTTATTTATTATTAAATGTATTATTTTTTACAGGATTAATACTTCTTGTAGTGTCTGCTGTAAACTATTGTAAAAATAATAAAATAAAAGGTATTATTTTGATAATAACAGACGTAATTTTTTCAGCTATTTCATTTGTATTATTCCAAAATGGAAATTATATACTAATGACTGGATTTGTAATTACAATATTTATGTTACAATTTTCGTTACAATCTAACTTAAGAAACAAGGTGTGCGCCATAATCACAATAACATCTAGTATTGGTTTATGGATTATAAATATCTATTTTCTAATTAAGCAATTTACAATGATGGTTAGAATTGCGGATGTTGTAGGAGTGTTATTGGATGATTTGATTAAGATATCCAGAACTAACGCTATATGTCTGAGCCTATTTATCATTCCTGGTCTAATTTCAATTATTGGAAATCTTATAGCCGAAGAATAGATGAAATTACCTAAACACATGTTCAGACTATCTATAATAGGAAATTAATGGTAAAATATTATCATTAAATATAATGTTTTGTTGCAAAGGAGGAATTTATTATGGAATTTACAATTAAACCACCAGAAGGATGTAAAGCCGAGGATATTAAAATTGAATCAAAAATGTCAAATAATATTGTTGAAACAAAATTGACATATCCTAACGGCTTTACGGTTACTTCTGTTATCAGTGGTAGTGAACAAATCGTTACTCCGAGTGGAGAGCTTATTGATTTAGGAAATGGAATTTATCAAATTCCGAACTAAAAATAATTGTTCCGTCTTTTTTTATTTTTAATGAATTACTGCCATTGCGAATTTCTATTATATATTCCTCAATGGCAGTTATATTTTTATTTATCATATTACACCTCGTTTCTAAACTTATAATATTTATCACATGTAATTATTCCATCAAAATATCCAGTATTGTTATTTGTACTTCCTTTTATATGACATATTTGTATGCCTAATTGTCCTAATTGTGGTTCAGTTGATGCTAATAAAATATCAACTGGAACTAAAGTTGCTAAAACGGCAGCATTTGGTGTAATTGGAGCAATGAGTGACGCAGGTAAAACTTGGAAGTGTAACCGATGCGGAAGCAAGTGGTAGACAATTTTAGCATTGATTGTTTGCTTTATGAGAAACAATAATTGCAAAAGTGATTTTTAAATCACTCAACTTCGAATTTTTCATACACACAAAAAAGACCAGCTTACCTGCCAGTTTTTTAGTGATTTGTGTTTTGTTGCAAATATTACAGAACTTAAACCCTCGTGAAAGATCTTTGTGAGATTATAATACTATTGTTATTACAGTAGAATAGCCATGCATACGTGCATGGCTACATAATTGATCAGTTCATTATAATAGACTCAGTTGTACGTATGTAATTCGTCTGTATTGAGTATTTCTTTATATTTCATATATTCCATTTCAAGTTTTTTGAAATCACAACATGTATAATTTAATCTATGATTCTTGTTGCATCCGATTTTATATACAGCATCAGCTTTTTCATATATATCAATTTTATTATTTTTACAATAATCATACTCAACTTTAAGCAAATCTGCATACTTTTCATCACGCTTTGAGATTTCAGAAAACTTTAATTCTGTTAATACTTCATCATATGCTGGGATCATAAACGAGAATCTAATAGAAGATATTGGAACAGATTCATTATATATTAACAAACTTGTTTGATATTTCTTCGTAGTATGAGATATTGGTGCATAATAATCAACTCCATTGATATTAAGCACAACTCCACAAACGAATTTATTATTTGTGCTATAATGAATATTTGGTACTTGATCATCTATTGTCTGCAAGTATCTTATATAATCCTCATTTATATCATAGAATTTAAGCATATTTCTCCTTATGTATAATAAATGGGACGAAGACAAAATCTTCGCCCCTGCATTAAATTTTCGCTCTTTCGGTGGCGAAACACCTAGCATTAAATCCTTCAGTTACGGTCGAAGCATACCTAGCATTAAATCCCAACTTGCGGTGTTGGCAACCTTGCATTAACGAAATCTCTTGATTTCTTACTTATATTATATACGAATAATGGAGAAAAATGTTCACAAAAACACATAATTTTTTAAAGAATTTTTTGTATAAAAACACCAACTTAATGTGAGATAAAACAAGTCAATAAAAGTCGAAATAATACGATATGTTTTACACCAAAATATTCTTAAATAATTTATAATATTTTAGGGGGATAAGTTTAGCAAAGTCTACGGAATAATTCTGTGGGCTTTTGTGTTCTTTGTGTTATAATCATATTAACAAAACATCGGAGGTATTTATATATGAAAGAATTAACAAAAGAACAGATTGATAAAATAGTAGACAAAGCATTTTCTGAATCAGTAGAAAACATTACAGACATTTTTACAGATAATGTAGAGTCATTTTCTGACACCTTAAAAGATGAAAGTACGGGAATCAAAAATTCAGCACTTTACTTTGCATCTATGACAACTGTGCTTCAAGTATCTAAACAAACATTAAAAGAAACTATTTATGAGATTCTTTTAGAAGAAGAGTAGTTATATTTTTAATTTTTTCTGAGTCCAAAGAATGTAATATATCTATATTATTTTTTTGACAAAAATATTCGTGTAATAAGTCTAATAGTTCATCAGTAAACATTGGATTTATTGCACGAATTTGTTTCTTAATTTCATTTAATTCCATAAGCTCAATCCTTTCTCTAAGAGAAGAGTATTTCTCCTATCTTATTTATTCTCTATTTTTTATTCCATCTTATCTACGCATTGGAATGATACGCCAAACAATTAATCAGAAGATAAGTTTCTGCATTTAATGTAAATCCATCACAGATTTACCTCTGTTGTGTCAGAGAGTGCCGAGCGCATATTCGCCAAGCATCGTTGCATATAACTTGACGTAGGAGTTGTCGCTACTGTGAGGGCTTGTCTCGGAAAGACCTGTCCCTGCGGATTGTGCCAAACGTCACGATTTTACGATTCTAATTATATTGCTATAATAGAAGTGTTGTGATACATCTGCATTACCAGACCGTTTATTAGCAGTTCCCGCAAATTGTCCCGATTATTTATTTATCATCGTGTATCTCACGAATAACACACTTTAAACCTATATATCCATAGTAAATTATGTATGTTGTCGGCATATTCAAAACAGTGAGGGAATACATTTTATCCCTACCGACATTTTTAAATGAAAATGCTGCTGCAATAGTAGAAGCAAGAGTTGGTAATACACCAAATTTGTCAATAAGTTGATCTAATACATGGATTGCTCCTGTACCAAAATCAACTATACCCTTCAGAAAATCGGAGCTTACTAAATCAGATTCAAGCTCTTGGAGTCTATTCTGGAATTGTGCTACCTTAGCATCAAGAGATTCCATATAAGAGTCAAGTTCCTTCATTGCTGCTCCATCTGCGTCAAGTGCAGAATTGTATACAGACTCTAACATTTCTGGGTTGAGCAGGATGCTAGAAGCAATATTGGATCTGTTCTTACCTGCAATAGCCTCCACTAAAGCATTTGCTCGGTTTGTTCCAGCCTTTTTGTCTTCTTCTTGAATCTCTTTATAGACCTTGGCGATGTCTAAAAGGATATCGTATGTATTACGAAGGTTTCCGTTAGCATCTAAGACATCAACACCTTGATATGCGTTAGATGCAACAGCAGTATAATCTTTGATTATTTTCTGTGTTTTTGAACTGGTCTGTACAACAAAATCATCTACATCTTCACCCAAAGAAGCCAATTCATCCTTAGCTTCTTCTGTTCCTGCGAGTCGCAGACTAATTGTACGAACACCCTTTATGTTTGATACAAGTCGCAACCCTTGTATCAGATACTATTATATTATTCTCTTTTTTATGATACTTCTTGTAATATGTTTAATTCTAACAAATTATCAAATAAAAAACATTCAATATTGTTCTTTTCCCAATATGGAATACGAATCAATTGAATGTTTTGTTCCTCGCAATATTCAGTTTTTATTTTGTCGTGAAATTGAACCAATTCAAACGCTCTATTTAGTTCTTCGTCTGACATTTTACCATTCCAATTAACAGGCATATAGTGTTGTTCACCGTCATATTCTATGGCAACATTATAGTCGTTAAGATAAAAATCAAATGGAAGAGTATTTATATCCTTGCAATCATCAAATCTTTTCTGACGTTCATATTTAAGCTGAAATTTATCCAATATTTTTCCTACATTGTTTTCAGAATTAGAAGCATTGCAATTCGGACAACCAAATCCAGTCATCAAATTATATGCAAGTGGTGTCCATTCATGACCACAAGTTCTACATCTGCATCCAATTCGTTCACCAGCTAATGTGTATTCACCTGTAATTTCGATATTTGGTAATTTCTCTTTTATAATTTCTTTAAATTCGTCTGTAGTTCTAAAATATCCGTTACAATATCTACAACAACATTTTGAAGATTTTATATTATGAAAGGGCACTTTTTGAATACCTTTATCGGTATGCTTTTTACACAAGAAAGATATTACTGTATGACCATTAACAACTTCTCTATCTTTATAGATATATCCATGAACATCTTCTACATAATATTTGTATAAATCATCATCAATTAATTTTGTGCATCTATCGTTTTCATACATACACATTGGACAACATAGTGAATTCTTATAAAGAAAAGAAGAAGGAGCTGCTTCAAATTCATAATCATGTTTCTTACAATAGAATTTCATCTTTTCTTTAATATTAACATATTCTGATAATATATCTATATTAGGATTCACCTTATGAATTTTAGTATATACGACTTCTTTGTTTAATCCAAATTTCTTTCTTGCCTTTTCTAATTGGCATTCTTCACAATTAGTAGCACCATTTAATAATGTGCTAATTTGAATTTTCCATTTTGTATTATGGATTTTGCAACGACATAAGATTTTATTTTTATTACCAGTGTATTCACCTAATACCTCTATTTCAGGCGACACCTCTGCAACTTCATTTATAATATCTTGCGTTGTTTTTCTTCCTCTTGAATTCCATAGTTTTACATGTCCACATATTTTACAACCACTACCATATAATAGAGAAGACACATTTCCATCCCATACGTGACCACATACTTTACATTTACATTTTACCTTCGTATTCCAATTTTTATACTCAGATAATATCTCGATATCGGGATTTATAATATTCATTTCTTCTTTGAACGTCTCTTTTAATTTTGAATGGTTACAATATTGACAAGGTTTTTTATTTTTGCCTATTTTTTCAACAGGAATCCATTGTACCCCTTTGTCCTTATGCTTATTACATAAAACACATGCACAACGTCTATTTTTACCATTTAAGTTCTTATTATCTATTCCAACTAAAATTAAGTCTTTTTCATTACATAGTTCTTTTAAATATTCTGTTGTATATTTCAATTTACTATCACCCATATATTATCTGTTCCTTCCTAATTTTGTGCATAAAAAATCGCCAGTAGTTTAAATAACTCTGACGTTTTCGTATACTTATATGTAGTTACTTCATTAATTTCCTTTACAAAAGATGGTTTAACACCATGTTGCAATAAATACTCCTTTTCAGGAGAAAATTGCGTTGAATATTCTTTATCGAATTTCTTCATTCCTTTTATTCCTCATATATAATAGCATCTCTCTACCTTTCGGAAGAGTAACAGATCATGTCTTATTCCCTTGCTATGCATTAGGGAACATACCTTTTCCATTTAACGGATTTTCACCGACTTCATTTGCGATTAAGCCGTACTTCTTATGATTCAGATATTCAGGATTTCCACCTTTATTCACAAGTCTGAATCTCCTCATCGGAGAATGATCGTTGAGCGTTTACCCTCGCCTCAAGTACCGTATGGTCTACGGAATACGTTAGGGTACTTCGTTGCAAACAAGCCATTGTAATATCTCTAACTTTTGAATCCATCATATAGTAGTTTCCTCTATATTGTGGCATAGAGCTTTAGGCTGCCCTTGCAGTTAAATATGTTCTATAAAATATATTTCTATATCTTTCAGGCAATGTTTCACCTGCGGTTTTGGAAGCGTCCTGTGTTATAGCATTACCAGCATTAATAAGAGCTACACTTTCGGCAAGATCGTTGCCTTGAGTTTTTAATACAGCAGCCGAATCTTTTAATGCCGTTGAAAGCTGATCGGTACTGATGCTATACTCGTTACCGATTTTATCCAGGACATCAATAATTTCCATTTTATCAAGATCTTTGTAAGCCTGTGACATCGCAACTAATGAGTCCGTTGCTTCGTCAATATTATCAAATTCTGATACATTTAATAAAACAGTTGCATCTTTAGCTGACTCTTTAGCTTCATCTAATGATTCACCAAGACGCATCCACGTTGCGGTGGCATCCTGCATTGCAAGAGCAGTAGTACCAACCGAGTCAGCAGTAGAGAAGCTTTCTTTCTGGAAATTTTTTAATGATTGTGCAGATTCATCAGATACTTTGCGCATTTCTGTATATGCAGTATCTAGTTCTCTAATGGTAGAAGCGACCTGTTTCAATCCATTAATAACATCATACACACTGAACATTCCAGCTACTTGCGCAACCATTTGGTGCAATCTACTTGTTTTGAAAACATCTATAAGAGATTTTCCAGCACGACCAGCTTCAACTTCTGCATTATAAATCTTCATGATCTCGCCATGAATTCTATCTAAACTCATGCTAGGATTACCACTTTCGATTTCTTTGTAATAAGCCTTAATTTTAGCCTTCGCCTCAGAAGACATTCTACTGTTTTCATCAAGAATTTTATGAATCTTGTCTAATTCCTTCTGACCTGAAACAAAGTTATAACCTTTTTCAGCAGCCGACATATTAGTAACAGTAGCGATAGTATCTTTGATTTTCTTTTCATACTTGTCTAAGTTCTGAATATCCTCATCACTAGCGATACCATTTTGATTAGTCTTTATATTGTCGAGAAGAGTTGCGTACTGTTTGATAGCATCACGTACAGCCTGTACATTTTTTAAATATGTATCACTTGTCCAACCACCATCATTAAATCTGTCAATAGTGGCTTGATATTTATCAACTTTACCATTGTAAGAATCCAAACGTTTATCATATTTATTAAGGTTTACATTGACATTCTGTTCCTTTGCTTGTGTATTTTCCTTAACTTTCTGAGTATTCTGTTCTAATACATTACTCTCTTCTTTGACAGCATTGATGACACCAGAGGTATCAAAAGCGTCTGAGTCGCTTTTAAAATTATTAATTGTATATCCATATTCTTTAAGAAGTTTAGATAATTGACGAACACGTTCATCAGCACCGGTTGCATCTATTCCATCTGTAGTCCATGATAAATGAAAATATTTGCCATTATGTAATGAATCAAGAATTTCTTGCAATTCATTTG